ATAGGGACATATTAGGACCGGTAATATTTAAATTGCCAGTTGAAGCAGCAGAGTAAATACTTGACAATACATTTTTCAAATCATTAGATGATTTTTGCGCTCTAATGTATTGTTCTTGTTGTGCTACAGAAGATGCAACGTCTTCAGGCGTTACCCCTAATCTAAGAGCAGATTGTTCTGGAGTATCTGAAATTGCATTAGGATCAACTACTTGTGCATATAAAGGATTATTGGCTAGTTGTTGTTCATAGCTTGATAATTGCTCTGGAGTAAGAACCGAACTGGTTTTACTTCCAATACTAGAAAAAGCCCCTCTACCAGCACCCAACAACGCTGCCTGAGTTACATCTCCACCACTCAAAGCAGCACCAGTAGCACCACCGGCAGCACCACCGGCAATAGGCCCAAGACCTAGAGGAGTGGCCCCTACAACTGTAGCCAGTATTGGTTTTCCGGCAGCATCTAATATTGCATTTCCGGCAGCATCTACTTTTACTTTTGTTGGATCTGCACCTACATACTGACCCGCCAATGCAGCCGCAGCACTAATACCGGCAGCTTCAAGAACCTTCTCCAGAGGTTGACCGGACAGAAGCGCACTAGAACCGGCTATAGCGGCATTGCCTACTATTGTTGCGTATTCGGCAGTAGCACCTAACGCTGATCCGATAGCGGCTGGAGCAGCACCCATAGAGATTGCCATCAATACAAAAGTACCGGTATCTGCTAGACCAGCAACCCCGCCTTCACCAAATAACCCGCCATGTGGTTGCGCTCTAGCGCGAGCTTCAGGACTCCTTGACTCGGCCCATTGCCTCCATTGTTCACTTCCAGATTCATTAAAGTTGCTGGCATCGGCTCCCAACCGTTGCATGACTTCCCATGCCGCGTTGTAAGGATTGCTACCGCTACCTAACTTCCCATACCAACTAGCACCCTGAACAGCAGCAAGTAACTGATCTTGGGTGTATCCCTTGCCAGCAAGGTTCTGGGTTAGAAGGTTAAAGAAAGCAGGTTGGAAGCCAGCATCAGATGGGTTGTTTGAGCCGCTCCATTGAGCATCAAAAGACTGCTTTGATGCTATTTGTTCAGGGCTTTGATAGGGTTTATAAGTGCTTGGATCATATCCAGCCTTACCCAATTCTTCAGCAAATACCGGAGCAGTTGTCCCTGCAACATCAGCACTTGCAGCTTGCTGTGCAAGTAAAGACTGAATATCCGCATCTAACTGTGCTTCAGAGAGATCGGCATAAGCACCAGTAGGAGTAGCCATTTCAAGTCAATCCCAATGTACTGGCAATTTGAAGATGCACGTTGTAGTGCTGGTTCAGCCAATCGTAGAAATCATCACGCACGTTCCAATCCGTATCGAGCATATTGAACGGATTGTCCAGGTTCAGGGTACTTGCAAACGCCTGATGCTCAACCTGATGAATAAGAAGCCAATCATCTAGGTTATCTATGTCAGCATCAATGATCGGGAATTGCGGTATGACTATGTTCTGATCTGCCAGAGTATCTATGAACAGTTTGTGCTGAAGACCGTTCTCCCACAGGAACTCCCCAAGGGATTCCTTGTCTCCAAACTTAACCGTAGATAGAGCATCAAAGTTCATACGTCGTAATAAGGAATCTTCTGATTAGTACCGTTGACCAATATGGTTATATAACCCTTTGGTATCAGCAACAAACTGCTAGTAGCGAACGTAGCATTGGCATTAGACGTAGCAGAGATGTTGGCATTAACCAGCGTCAGGTTGCCAATATTTGTTATTGTATTTCCAAGGCTGACATTGGTATTACCCAAAGTCATGGAAATCGTGACCATGCTGATCGTTCCGGTAGTCGTGATCGGACCACCCGTCAGACCAGTACCAGTAGCAATAGAACTTACTGTTCCCGTTGCATTGCTTGAACGAACGACTTTCAGCATGATTTTTCCTTACAGACCTTCGCCTGGAGTAACGTAAATAGTAGCGTTACCACTTGCTGTGATGCCCGTGAAATAAGCATTCGGAGGTGCTGAGATGATCTTGTCAGTACCGGCAAGCAATGGGTAACCTGGGCCGGTAGAGGTCACCACCGTAGCTTGAGTATTTGCTACCGTAGCATTCGCACCAAACCCTAGGAATACGGTCACAGTACCCGCATTGAACACTTCGTACTCGCTAGTACCAAGACCGGTAGCAACAGCCTGTACAGCAGATGGAGCCGCTACGTTAGCCGTGAACGCTACGGTATTACCTAGTGGCAGAAACGCATTGATACTCATTTTTTAATCTCTCTTTCCAGTACGATAGCGTTGATTGCTGCGCTCTCAACCGTAGATATTGCTCCAGCCGTAGCACCAATGATCGCAATCGCCGCTGCGTTTTTAGTCAAGAATGCAATGAGCCAGATCATTTGACTTGATAAACAAAAGTAAAAAACATATTTCGCGCAGCTGTGTCCATTGACGCTCCCTCAATCTGTATATCGTCCGTTGCGGCATTGGAGTAAAACTGCCATCCGTCATTCGCGCCCCCATTAACACTTGCAGTACCAGCACCCCCTGCATCTGTTGATGTAGTAAAGTTAGAAGGAATAGGCACACTCATTCGCATGGCTGTATATGTAGCCGCACCCAAAGTTGTGTCTATTCCGACATAGCCGCCAACAACGACAGTATTTCCAACTCGCAGATATTGAAGTGGTTGAGCAGTTGATGCCGCCATGTTTGTGCTATTTGTCAGGGTTGGTGTGTAGGTTCCTGAATTTACTGCACCTACGTTACTTGTAGGAACAGTCAAACCACCTGAAGCTGTAACTGTTGCTCCAGTCAACGTGACATTACCAAGAGTGGAAGTTGTATTCCCAAGGAACACAGTCGTGTTACCAAGAGTAATGCCTGTATTGAAATTTTGATCCAAATTGACTAAAGGAATAGCCGTAGTTGCATTTGCAAAAATGTTTGGTACAGTCATGTTAGAACCTCGCTCTTAGTTCGTGTTCGTATAAGAACCCGTTGATTGTAAAGTTTGGATAGGTACTGGTAACGGTCATGCCCAGATACTTACCCCATTGCTCTGCATCAGTTTTGAATAATTGATATGAACTGCTTGGAATCCATCCAATCACAGCAGATGAATTGTTTGTCCAAGAAATAGTAGTACCCAATAAATTTATCCAAGTCGTAAAGTTATTCAGAGGATAAGTAGGGGTAGTTCCGTTAGATGTATTCTCACTATCAACGGTTATGTTTATTGATGCTGAATTGTTGATGGTTGCTTCAATAGCCACCTTCAATGCTTGCTTGTCCCTGATGGGATCACCCATAGGATTCAAAGAAGTCTGAACAATGCTGCTTGTATTGGCAGTTGTGTTTCCATACAACTTATATAGAACATTGCTGTCAGTCCCATACATATTAATAACGCCACCAATAGGAACGGACGTAACGTACTTGAGTGAATCTCCCTGACTTGTGAAGAACCACTTTTTCTCAAAGAAGACTGCCTGGACATACCTTGTGCTTCCGTAATAACTTTGTCTAAAATTGAACGCAGCGCACAAGATGTTATTCACCAGTACCTGACCACCACTCACAGGATAGGTAAAGTCAATAGTAGGGAACACGCCATCCAATGCGTCTGAGATCTTGCTGGTAGTAGATCCCACCAGAGCATAGATCCCGTAGTCGTTCATAAACAAAATAGAACGGAAGTACGGATAGATTGCATCCTTACGCTTGCTACCAATGGATGCGCTGACGTTTGTATTGGTGAATAGGGTTACGCCGGATGAATTAACCCTAACGTCTGAAAATACGTTGATGCTATCTTCACCAAAGACGTACAGGAAGTTATTAGCCGATACAATCTGCTGAATAAAGTTGTGCAGGGTGGAATCGGTAATGGTCAACGTACCAGCAGACACGCTAGTAAAGTCGCTGTAGCTTCCAGCGGCTGAATAGGCCACAGAACGACCAAAAGCTATCCAAACACGTCCTGAAAACGAAGAAATACCGACGTTTGAAAACTGGTTGATGACCGCTGTAGCGTTGGCATTAGATCCACCACCGCCCGTAATGGTCACGCTGATATTGGAAGTATTGGTGTATCCAGATCCATAATTGGTCATTATGACTTGCTGAACCTGACCACCGCTGACAACGGGAGTTCCAGCAGCCGCACTACCGCCGCCTCCAGATACAGTTACAACGGTATTAGCGGCATTGGTATAGCCAGTACCCCCGTTATTAATGACTACCTGGACCGTACCAGTAGCAAAGGTCACATAACTGGCAATGGCAGTAGCATTAGCCCCGCCACCACCTGACAGGGTAACCGTAGGAGCGGCTGTGTACCCCGTACCGGCATTGGTCAGGTAGATATAACTAACCGAATTGGCAGTAATCGAGGCTGTAGCCTGGGCCTGAACGCCATTAGCGTTGTTAGGTACGCCAATCGTTACCGTAGGTGCGCTGGTATAGCCGCTACCAGGGTTAGTGATGGCGATTACCCCAACAGATCCTACAGAAATGAGATTAGTACCGTCCCAAGTGTAGTAGCCCTTGGCTGGATCAATAAACAGCAGACGTTCATCCTTCCATTGGGTAACCTCTACCCCAGACGAGGAGAACGTACCTGCTACCGCAACATTGCCAAGCAGATTGTTGGTAGCGTCAAAATATTGAACACTTCCATCATCCTGTGCAGCAATGACGTAGTTGTTATTGTTGATGTTGTAGGAATTGAGGTAGTTGACGTTGTTGCTGAACGTAACTGCCGCATTACCGGAGGTGTAGACAGAATTCCGGTAGTTTGTAACCTTGAGGTTGGCATACCCGACAGGCATGGCATTCTCTAGCCACGCAAATTCATTCTGCTCAATAGCAGTACGATTGGCCTTGGTATTGACCCCTTTGAACTCTTTGACAACTAGGTATGATTTCTTTTGTTCTGTAGCTGCCATGTCAGTAAGGAGTGCTGTAGGGGTTAGGCATCCTTCTCGTGAAAGTAGTATTGATTACTGACTGCGCTTGTTTCTGATATTCCTGCTTGAATATCTCGGCTTCACCATACGACTGCTCTTTGTACTTGGCCTTGTAGCAAGCGTAGAACGCTACAGGAGCAGTCCAAGGATCAGGGATAGTATCTACCTGAGTGCTAGTCGTTAATGCAGACGGAAGGAT